CTGTATGCGGGTTAAAAGCGTTTCTATTTGTTATGTAAAAGCTTGCTTCTTTTTTCTGTTCAATGATTTTATTAATTTTATTTTTTACTGTCTCAAATGCTCTTACATCTCTTTCCTGATTTCTTTCTTTGCTAATCTCGATATTCCTGTTAATCGTGCCCATTACATCGTTTAACATGTCCGTCGCCCAAGTGATTTGTTTTTCGCTGCCTTTGAGTTCGTATGTATTTTCCATTTTTGTTTTCCTCCTTGTTTTTAACTCTTGTTCTTTCTTGATTATAGTATAGTATAATCAAGTTGATTAGTCAATACATTTTCAAGGTATTTTATTATAATTATTTTTTATATCATGCAACAGAAAAAGAGCAAGGATTTCTCCCTGCTCCTTTTTCTTTTTCAGATTATTTAAACCCACAGAGGTTTCCCTCTGACGTCTATATAATACCACTATAAATTAATTTGCGCAATAAAAAAGAGGGCGGTCTCCCGCCCCGTTTCGTAGATATCGGATCACCTTCGGGAGATCGCCGCTCCCACGGCTACCGCACTGATAACAATCCACATATTTCGCTGTCTTGCTTTAATCTTTACTTTCCGTTCTGCCTCGCGCTCGTACTTGTTGAATGATTCTCTGGCAATTTTCAATGAGTTCTCTGTCGCTTCGTTCAATGCTTTGGATTTCTTCAGCTGCTCGTTGACTATTTCCAACTGCTTCTGTGCTTCGTTCAGCTGCGTCTGCTGCTGTATCAATAGCTTGTCTTTCTTCTCGCTGTCTATCTTGAGCTGATTCAAGCTCGTTTCTAATTGCGTCAGCTCCGTTTCGGAGATCGTGTACTGTACTTCTGCCCGCGCAGACGAACCAGATAATAACGGCGACAACCACAGCGACAGCAAGACCGCCGATAAAATAAGCCCTTTTTTGATTTTCCACATTTATACCTCCAGTTTTATTTTTTCGATTTCTGCTCTTATCTCCAAGCATTTAAGATAATTCCCCATGTACCTTGCTTGCCTTTCTAATATTTCAATATCACAAGTTGGAGTAAAATCAAGTGTTCCTGCTTCATATTTAATAAGCATCTGGTGTAATTTGTCATACCGGATTTTTGTTTGGTAGTATTCTGCCTTGAATCTTTCTTTATAATCTGTGCTCTCCATCATTTTTACAGTTTCATTTAATTCCATTTTAGATATCCTCCTTGAACTCTTCATAAGTTTCTTCAAATATATCTCTTCGACATGGATATATTTCTCCACGAATACCTTTGATAATAAAATCGTCTTTTCTTGCTTTTTGAATGCCTTCTAATGTTTCAATTTCTGCCGTTCCATCTGTATTTATCTTTACAATTTGTTTTTTAATTGCATCCTTTAACCATTCATCATGGGTTCCGTCCAATGCGCATGCTTCTACAGGAATTGCTTTTTTTACATACTTCATTTTCATCACTCCTCATCTTTTACACAAACATTTTCCCATTTTTTATATGCATCAAGATACGTTTCTTTTTTGTCTCCGTTGTATGTGACTTCGTAATACATTCCGTCTGATATTGTTGTGCTTATTAACGCCTTCCAATTCTGCAATGTTTTACTAAACCATACGATAAAGACTTCACTTTCTTTCAGTTTTTTATTATCTGTTATCTCTACATGTTCATTGTAGTAATCGATAACGATCTGTTTTGCTTTTTCCTGATAGTTCATTTTTCATACCCCATTCTCTAAATACCACTGCGCTTTACCACGGAGAATATCTCCGCCGGTCCCGATTTCATCCTGATCGCAGAGCTGCTCTAAATCCCAGCGGCAATCAGGCTCTCCGCTGTACAGCCCGTAGCCGTCGTCATTGGCGGCCTCGCCGTGCGTCATGAAATGTTCCCGGTCGATTGGATTTTCGAAAACCTCAGCTATAACCGCAAACATCTTCGCTAAAGTTTCAATCTGCGCAGCGGTCGGCGGATAGTCACCTAAGTTGTTCGGGCGGGCGTTATAGCAGCAGCATAAAGCAATTGCAATACTACCTGTGTTCCTGTGCCATGTCGCCCTCGGTACTTCATCGAGCGGTCTTGTGTAGATGATTTCTCCATCGCCGTCAACGTTAAAATGATAATCGTTAAACGTTGTAAAATACCGCCCTGCTGACCAGTGCCCGTAAGTTGTTGCTGGCCACGGGAATTGATAAAAATAATCCCGTTTATTTTTGAGTTCCTGCCTAAATTCGGCTATTGTCATAAGTGCCTCCTATCTAAAATAGCCGCTAAATAGCGGCTATTTCTTGAGCTTTGCAAATATATTGTTATCAAGCAATGTGATTAGCTTGTCGATATGATGATTTCCCGCGTCCCGTAAATTCTCGCATATTGAAAGAATCTCATTGTAGCAGATGTAACCGAACATGAATTTAAGTACCGGCCATGACAGCGGGATTTCTATTGCTGATAAGACCGTGTCAATCTGCGAAGCAGTAAGAATGAGAATTGTGAATAGGATAAATTTTGTTAAAAATCCCCAAAGCATGATTTTAGATTTCAGCCGTTTTACGCTGAACGCAAGAACAATGCCGTACAGCTTTTCTCTCGTTGTTAAATAATCAGGATCCATGCCTTTATCCACAAGATACTGATACCCAATTGCAAGCCAGCGTGTAGAAATGTCGATGATAATCAACCAGAAATACGCATTAAGCACTATGCCGTAGGAACTGTTGATAAACGACAGAATGTACATCAACACAACGCTTACGACTGTCTTTGATTCCCATTTGTCTAAAAGATTGAGACTTGTCCGGCAGAAGTATTCTGCGAAGTCTATCAAGTCTAAGACGAAAACGCAGGTAACGAAACCGCCCCACAGATATGGTGGTTTGCTATATTTCCGTATTTTCATTTTTAATTTTTGAAAGAATGTCATGATGTTCACCTAAAGTATATAAATTACGGGTATTTAATTGAGAAATTGAGCGGTTTCCCGACGTTCTCTTTTAACGTCATAAAGTCCTCTTTTGTACCAACAGCTTCGATATTTTCTCCTTCTCCCCGATTCGCCACGAGTGATACGTTTCCGATTTTGATGTTAATCGGAGATGTTATGTAAATTCCTTTGTTCAGATAAAACTCACTGATTCCTTTTATAGTAAATTCAACGAACATCACATCTCCAGCACCCGCGGCCAAAAAACCGGTGACTCGATACCCATCACTTTTTGTGTTAATCCGGGCTTCTTCCGACAAGACAGCAAATTCAAAATGAGAAGGAGGAGTTTCCTCTTCCGTAAGTACTAAATCGCCATAAATATTAAGTGTCGGAGAATCGACAGATGGAGGATTCTCTGCATTCCCTATTTCTTTCTTGATGTAGTATTTTTTACCGTCGACACCGTTAAATGTGTACATGTGCGTGTCAACAACATCTCCGACTTTTGCATAATGCGGCACGCCGCCGATATCCAGTTTCAGATAATTGTTTCCGACTAATGATTTATCAGTCGTCAATTCTGCGATTTCTTCTTCGCCATTCGGTCTGATGATTTTAAGCTTGTCCATCATTCTACTCCTATCTTTGCCCCGTTCGGCAATTTAATCATATTTCCATCAAAAATTTCTGTTTTCTTCACATACTGCGATAGATTTGCTGCGGGACCCGGCGGACCCTGTATCCCCGTATTTCCTTTTTCTCCCTTCTCGCCTTTCGGAATTGAAAAATTAAACACTGCCGCATTGTCCGTCCCGGTATTTGTAACTTTAACGTTCGTGCCAGGCGCCGTCGTTGTTACTGTTCCGATTTTGATTGTTGCAGCGGTTCCATCTTTTCCGTCTGTTCCTTTTTGCCCTGGATCCCCTTTAGGTCCCGGATCTCCTTTTGGTCCCGGCTCCCCTCTTGGACCTTGAATGCCCTGCCCTCCGCCGCCGGACACGGGGATTACAAAATCAAATATGGCGTTTGTGCTGTTTCCTGAATTTGTCACCGAAGCGGATGTGCCCGTTGTCACTTTCCCGACTTTTATCGTTGCCGCTGCCCCGTCTTGTCCGTTCTTCCCGTCGGCACCCTTGGGACCTGGGTCTCCCTTGGGACCTGGGTCTCCTTTCGGACCTGGGTCTCCTTTTGGACCCGCTCCGCTACCGCCGCTGCCTCTGTTCTCATACAGATACTCAAAGTCGTTTGCGATGTGGTCTAAGATACCGTCGTTGTTTTTTGTGCAGAACGGTGTGTTTTTCCCGAACGCCCCGGGCTGTATGATTTTATCGTTCTCATCACGTATCTCCGGATGCTGGAATGTCTGCGGTTTCATTCGGATACCTCGGTTTCTTCTGGCGTTTCTGTTACTGATTTTTTGATTTCAAGCGTGACAGTATCGCCGTAGTTCAGCTCATCGGTTTCTTCTTGACTTGTTGTTGACATAGCATAGACTTCGCCTGTTTCCGGATTATGAAAGCTGAATGTTGTTAGTACTCCGTCATTTTGCGGATATGACACTTTACCGTTTACTTTGCATGTTCTTTTCATGATTTTTCTCTCCTTTTTCCTAATAACCAGTAACATCTAAAAGCAGGTATGAATAAGTATCCCATTCTCTGCGATATTCCACTTCTTCAAGCTCCATCCCTCGTGTTTCAGAAAATACTTCCGTTCTTGTAACATTATTATTTTGTATGCACGGAGAAATTAGAGTTACATCTGTAAGCCCCTCGGCGCTATCCCAGATTACTTCATATATACTCTTAACCCCATTTTGAACAATAGCAAAATCTTTACCGTTAACATCCGATAACGCAAAATCGTCAGTTCCCGCGTGCAATACATTCATGTATTTATAATCTGAATCAAAAATGCATTTACCACTACTGTTGAAAATCTGAATCCCCTTTCCGTTAGTGTGCGTGCTCGGTATGTCACCAAAAACATAAAAATAAACGTCTTGAAGTAAGTCCTTCTCGTTTGCGAAATAATATAATCTGTGCTCATCAAACAAATACACGTCCCCCAGTCCAAATCCTACCGGAACACGAGCTATGCGAAAATCTTTATTTGATCTTCCGATTGCGCAAGCGTACTCTTTGTCGTTTAAAACTACTTCAATTTTGTATAAATCATCAAAATAAGGAACTAATTTGTCAGCGTTTGCTTTAGTTATATTACAATCAGTTAGCTTAATCTTTCTCGTTAACGCTAAATTGTTATACTTATCGTCTATGATAATCGTTTCATTTTTCGCATTTGTAACAGATAAATATTTATTCATTTGTCAATACACCCCGTAAATTCCTTGTACTCTGATTTTATTGTGAAAATCCTCGTTTCTATATTTCCATTGCAATATATTACCTGCCGATGATATCACCGGTATGTCATCGCCATATCCAGATTTCCAGTTGTTAGCATCGTATGACAATCGCAATACTATATACCATAATTCGGCTCCATTGAGCTGTTCATCAATGATGCTTCCGTCGGAAAACGACGTATCGAACTTCCCGATATACTTACATAGTCTCGATGTTATATCAAGCACACATACCCCGTTCTCATCAAAAACCTGTAATCCTTGCGGCATATACCTTATTGTCACCTCTTTCTTTATTCCGTCTTTAACTATGTACCCTTTACTTTCTATCGGTACTTTTACCGTAATTTCTGTATGACCACCGTTGTCATCAGGCTTTTCGTCCTGCGGCTTTTCTATGTCGCCTCGTTTCTTCTTTTTCAAGCACGCATACACGACAACGCCGACAAC